GAGCTCAACAGGGCCCTCTCTCAGCTATCACGCATCCTGGAATTATCAGGCAACCCCATCGCCGTCCTGGAGAACGTGGCCTCAGCTGAGGATATCAAGGTCCAGCCGGGCGCCCTGTGGACGATCCCCGAGGACGCCAAAGCCTACCTTCTGGACCTGCTGCAGGGGGGAGGAGTGAGACTTCACGTTGACTATATTGACCTGCTATACCGCACCATGCACGACATCTCAGAGATGCCCAGGGCAGCCTACGGCGGCATCGAGAGAGACCTGTCAGGCTCAGCCATGAGAGTAGAGCTGAGCTCGCTTATCCAGAAGGTGATCAGGAAGCGCACCATCCGCGACAATGTCTACCACCACAGGACAGACATGATACTCCGGCTGGCCGAGCTCTATATGAACGAAAACTTCGAAGGCATCACACACAGAGTCCTATGGGGCAACATCATCCCCACGGACGTAGACCGCCAGGCTCAGACCGAGCAGCTCTTAGTCCAGGCGGGAGTACACAGCCGGCGGACCTCCATGGACGAGATGGGAGTCCAGGACCCCGACCAGGAGTTCGCCAGATGGCTGGAGGAGAGAAAGAAGATTCTGGAAATGAATAGGGAGTTCAGGGCACAGTCCACGAGAGGCGGAGCGAGAGAGAGAGCGACAGCCTCAGAAATGGAAGTGCCTGAGTAATAACTCAAAGGAGTAACTTATGCCACCAGAAGAAAAGAAAGACCCAGAGGAACCGCCCCAGCCCAACGGACAGCCCACCACAGGGGAACTGGCCGCCATAAAGGCCGAGCTGGAGGAGGACAAGAAGGCGATCGCCGCAGCTCAGGCGGCTATCACGGACAGGGACAAGAGGATCACCGAGCTCCAGGCCTCAGTCTCAGTGGTCCAGCAGGCAGGCGAGACGGCCATGGCCGAGCTCACCCAGGCCAGGGACGCCTACGGCAAGGCAGTGTCGAAGTACCTCGAAATGACGAAGGCCGCCAACCCTACCATCCCACCCGACGTCATCACCGGCGCCACCATCGAGGACATCGACGCCTCCGTCAAGAAGGCCTCATCCATAGCCACAGCCGTCAAGGCCAGCCTGGAGGCCCAGGCCAAGCAGGCTAAGGTCCCGGCCGGAGCACCCACCAGGGGCGAGATATCACTGGAGGGCCTGTCCCCCAGGGAGAAGATCGCCGCTGGAATCAAGCAAAAAGGAGGAGCATAAAAAGCATTCAGCACTCAGCCGTCAGCCCTTAGCTGATAGCTGAAAGCTGTTTGCTGATAGCTAAAAAACTATGTCTATACTATTAGCCGAAGCCGCCAAGCTCTCGACTGATATCCTCTTGAAGGGTATCATTGAGACCATCGTCAAGGAGAGCCCGATCCTGGAAAGGCTCCCCTTCATTCAGATTGTCGGTAACAGTCTGAAATACAACAGGGAGAAGGGACTCCCTACAGCCGCCTGGTATGCACCGGTCACCGGCACCTGGGTGGCCAGCCCGCCCACCTTTGAGCAGTGCACGGCCGCCCTGTCCATCCTGGGAGTTGACGCCGACGTGGACAACTTCCTTAAGGCCACGAGAAGCAACGTTCAAGATCTCGAAGCGGCCTGCATAGAGCTGGCCGCCAAAGCCGTCAGGAACGAGTTCGAGAACGTGTTCCTTAACGGCAGCGGAACGAGCGACCAGCCCACCGGCCTCTACCTCAGCATCAAAGCCACAGCCTGGACTGCCGACACCGTCGAAGCCGTGGGAAACATCGTCGTGCCCACGGCCGGCCTCGAGAACGGTTGCCGCTATGAATGTACCGCAATCGCCGGCGACTATAAGACCCACGCCACCACCGAGCCCACATGGCCGCTTACCGACGGCGCCACCATCGTCGACGATCAGGTCACCTGGACCTGCCGCTCAGGCAACCAACTCGGCCTGGGAGCCAACGGAGCCACGCTCAGCCTCGACAAGGTCGACAGGCTTATCGACCTGGTCAGGGGGGGCAAGCCCGACATCCTCTTAATGAGCAGAAGAAGCCGCAGGAAGATCCTCGGCCTCTGCCGCGCGGCCGGCCAAAACCTCCTGATCGGAGAAGGGAGGGCCGGTGAGGTAGTGGAGTACTACAACGGCATACCGGTAGCCATCTCAGACTGGGTCAAGGATAACTACACCGTAGGGTCCTCAACCGACTGCTCCGCCATCTTCGCCTTCAATATGGGAGAGGGCGCCGTGGTCGGCTTGACCAGCCCCGAGATGCTAACCATTGAGAGGCTCGGCTCTTTGGAAACCAAAGACGCCACACGTACCAGGATCAAGTGGTACGTCAGCCTGGCGGACTTCTCAATCGTCAAGGCCGCCATGCTCACGGGGGTGAGAGACTGATGAGAAGCCCGCTTGCCAGGACCCACCACCCTGGCAGGACCCTTTTCTCCTCTCCTTTCACGTCTTTGAGGCGGGAGGGGGCCAGCCAAGCCCCCTCTCTATCCTCCAAGCTCGATACCCATTCGCACACCTTTTTCCACGGGGGAGGGAGAAGCACATCCCTCCCTCCCCCCAACACGACAGTAAACCTACCTCATGATAAGCCCCTCAATACATGCGGGGGGGAGGATCGACGGAGCACTCCCCCTCCGCAGAGGGGCAAGGGAGGCAAGACATGACACTAACTGAAATGGTAGCCAGGGCCCGGGAGGACCTTAAGGACACGGACCCGCTCAACTACATCTGGACGGACGGAGAAATACAGGCGGCGATCCAGCGTGTCGTGGACGAGTACTCGCTCAATGCCCCTATGCAGCACCAGGACGATATCGCCACCACTGAGGGAGAGACGGAGATCGACATAACCTCCCTGGAAAACGTCCTGCAGATCGATTCGGTGGAGTTTCCCCTGGGCTACGCCGTCAAGCACATGCAGCATATAGAGTACTGGGCCGGCCGCCTATACATGGAGGAAGAAGGAGACGGCACCGACGCCAGGGTGAGATGGCTGGCCAAGCACACCATCGACGGAGACGATACCACCATCCCCCTGGAGCACCAGGAGATTATAGTCCTCGGCGCCACAGGCTACTTAGCCATGTCCGCCTCGGCCTACACAGTAGACAGAGCTACCATCGCTGGGCATTGGGGCACCATCAGCTACAAGGCCTGGGGCATAGAGCGGCTGAAAAGGTATGACACGATGCTGAAGCAGATCGCCCAGGGAAAGCGAATCACCAGGAGGACGCTCTACACCCAGGACGACTAGAGGTGAACCATGAACAAGCTGAAAGGAGCAATCAAGAAAATGGGCAAAGTGAAGGAAGCCATCGAAAAGGACCTAACCAAGGAGGGACTGCCCAAAGAGGCCTTCGCCATTGTTGAGGATCCCGACAACCCCGAGACCTGGAAAATACCGCACCACACCAAAGCCATTCTCCGGGCCAGAGGGCGCCTCGACGTTGAGAAGACCGTGGACTGGGATAGGATGCCGGCCGCAGTCGCATCCCTCAGCCGGGGAGGATATCGGGGAGAGAGGGTCCAGGCCTCAGCCGAGGACATCATCAAGGCAGCCAGGCACTTGGCAGCCCATTACGCGGCAGCCAACAAGCCGGTCCCCGACACCCTGGGAGCTCTCATATAAAAACAGGCAGCCAACGACTGCCGGGAGCATAAAGAGTCGCAGAAAGGGAACGAGGGGCTCCCTTGAGCCTCCCAGACCCATAGCGTAAGGAGTAGATACGTGGCAGAGAATAACAAGCCACCAGCCTCAGAGCTGATCGACGTCTTCACGGAAATGTTCCGGGCCGTGGCCAGGCCGGCGGTTACCATTATCTTCGCAGCCGTCATCGCCCAGGCCGTACTCCAGGGAATAGCAGTTCCCCAGTGGTTTCTCGCCCTGGCCATCCCCTGCATTACCTGGTGGTTTGCCGAAAGGACCATAACCCACATAAAGGAGAAGAATGGCGGCTAGGAGGAAACCATGACAGTCAAGCAAATGACCTGCACACATAAATGGCAAATAGACAACCACAACGTAGGCACCTGCTCGGTATGCGGCGAGGTCCGCCAGTTCCCCATGGACAAGGGGCAGGAGCCGGTCACACTGAAGCCCGGCAGACCCAGCAACGAGCGGACCCGGGAAAAGGCCCCTACCGCGGCCCTAAGAACAAACGCCAAAGCCAGGTACTACCGAGAGAACAAGGACGCCATAATACAGGACATCCGCACCACAGGACGAATCGCCACCTGTCAAAAGTGGGACATACCAGAAAAAACATACTACAAGCTGATATCCAGATGGCTAACACCCGACGAGCCGGCGCACCAGCGAAACGGCCACCTCCCCCACTTCCCGGAGTTCTCCGGCACCTGGGAGACGTCCGTCCAGCTTAAATGGCTAGAGGTATATCAGAACCTACACATAAAGGAGAAAAACAACAATGAACATTAACTGGAGAGACATCCTGGGAGAAATCTCAGGCTACAAGCCGCTTTACCAGGCCACCCTCAATGAGCTACAAATCGCCAAGGCCAGCCTGACGATGTGTACCTCACGGATAGCCGAGCTCGACACCCTGCTCACCGAAGCTCAGGCTAGGATCCTTAAGCTCACACCACCATCGCCGGCGCCTACAGCCCCGGACAACACAACCGAGACAGACCCGGCCCCGGCACAGCCACAGGAAGGAACCGTGCTCAGAAGGATCAGGTCACAGCAGGTAATAGACTGCCCCAGGGAAAAGAGAGACGTTCCGCTTCATGCCCTGGAAGCCGGGGCAAATCACGCTCAGCTCACCTGTCGAAGCTGCCCCGACTATAAGACCGAAACGTGTAACTACCTGACCTGCAAATACCAGGGATAGCATGACCTTCAAGGAATGGCTACACAAAACCTTCGGACCGGAAGGCCTGTTCTCCTCAGGACAGGAGGGACACGCCTTCCTCATTGGGATAAGTGAGGTCATCTGCCCCTGGAAGCCACGCTGGGATATGCCCCCCAACTATCAGGCCAACGGCAACCCCCTGATGGAGTACCACTACTACATGTTCGGTCGGGCCGTCGGGATCCTGTTCTGGCTCACTACAGGTTGTGTCATCAAAATCTTTGCATTTTAACTTGTCATTTTGATTTTCTATCTTTGATTTTTGAATAAAGGAGGAAAACAATGTCCGAATTCAGTGACTACATGGAGAACAAAATCATAGACCAGATGAGGAACCAGGCCGGCGTCCAGGTCGCTGCTTATCTCGCCCTGTTCACCGCCAGCACTGGACTGGAGGCCGATAGCGGCTGGTCCGCCACAGAAGTCTCCGGAGGCTCCTACGCAAGGCAACTCGCCGGCCTCTCCGCAGCGTCAGGCGGCGCCAGCTCTAACGCCGCCGATATCACCTTCCCCACGGCCACGGCGGACTGGGGCACCATAACCTACTGCGCCCTGATGGACGCCTCGACCAGCGGCAATATGCTTATGTACACCGCCCTGGACGCCAGCAAGACGGTCAATAATGGAGACACGCTTAAGTTCAGCGCAGGAGACCTGGACGTAACCGTAGACTAACAATGTAACCAAAATGTAACCAAGCGTCCAGGAGACGTTAGCCTATGGCCACACTATACGAGTACTTCAATACTGGTGACGACGACTACTGGGGAAACTCAGGAAACGCCTGGAACGCACAGACCCTTACCCCAGCCTCAGCTCACAAGATCACCAGCGTCAAGCTAAAACTGTACAGAGTCGGTTCACCTGGAACACTAACCGTCAGCATCAGGGCAACAGACGGCAGTGGCCACCCGACTGGCGCCGACCTCTGCTCCGGCACCATCGATGGAAACGGCTTAACCACCGATTCAGGAGGCGCCTGGTACGAGATAACTCTGGGCGCCGGCTACGACCTCAGTGCCAGCACCAAGTATGCCATCGTAATCAGAGCACCGAGCGGTGACGCCACGAACCGTGTCAGATGGCGGTGCGACTCAAGCTCACCCGCCTACACCGGAGGATGCAGGGAGGAGAGTAACGATGGCGGCGCTACCTGGACCACCCGTACAGCTTCCGACTTCATGTTTGAGGATTGGGGCACTGGCGGCGGCACAACCCTCTACGCCACCGCCACCATGTCAGGCAGCGGCGACCTCGCCGCCATTGCCAGAGCCACCATGATAGCCAAGGCCACCACGTCAGGGACCGGAGCCCTGGCAGCCATCGGCAGCTACCTCCGCAAGGCCTCCGCCACCCTATCAGGCACAGGGACCCTGGCCGCAGTCGGCACCACCGTCGGCGCCGCCATCACCGCCTCCGCCACACTATCGGGAACAGGGGCCCTGGCAGCAGCAGCCCTGGTGACCAGGAGAGCCGCAGCCACCATGTCAGGGACCGGCAGCCTGGTAGCCGCAGGGCTGGTGACCAGGAGAGCCAGCGCCACCATGAGCGGAGAGGGCGCCCTGGCCGCCATCGCCCGCGCAACCCGCAAAGCCTCAGCCACCATGGCCGGCTCAGGATCCCTATCGGCAGCCGCCTCCGTAACAACCCCCGGCGAACTATACGCCTCAGCTACGCTCTCAGGGATAGGAACACTTACCGCAGCCGCCGTGTTCTACGGCATGACCTCCCACCTCCGTGCAGCTCAGAGGAACCCGCACCGCAAGCCATACCTGGAGGCCAGGGTCTATGACTACGAGCAGGGAATCAAGAGGCTCACCTGGACGAGACTTTACGACGGCTCAGAGACCGACAACCATCATGGCATAGCCTTTGACGGAGAAGGGAGCATGCACCGCATCAGGGCAGGGAGCAGCAGCAGGCTTTACTACCAGAAGGTGGCCAACCCCAGCCTCATATCCGACTACACGCAGTGGACGCAGATCGCAACGGACTGCGCCGGCCCCTGCGCCATAGTGGCCTATGGTACTAAGGTTTACATCTTCTACCGCACCATTACCAATGTACTATGGAAGTACTATAGCCATAACTACGGCCTCGACTGGACCAGCGCCCAGCTCACCA